CGGTCGCGATATGAAAATATGACTGCAAAACGGATCCTGAGTCTGGCACCCTAACACACACCACACACAAACAACAGAAATGGCCGCTCCCGCAACTATCAATATCTGCAAGATCAATGCGTCTGACATCTCGTTTTCCGAGCCCAAGAAGAACAAGCAAGGCGGCATTTCCGTAAGCTTCAAGTACATCAACCAGAATGTCCAGTTTCGCTTTCCCCAGATGACCTTTCCGGGCGGAGTGCTCGTGAAGGAGAACCAGAACAAGGACGGCAGCACGACGACGTCCTACACAATGTCGGCGAGTCTTCAGGGTTGTGATCCGTATGGCACGGATCCTGCTCCGGGGAACGACGACGTGTCGAAGGCCTACAACTTCCTGCGTGAGTTCCAGGAGGCGGTAATCAAGGCGGCGGCAGACAACAGCCCGAAGTGGTTCGGCAAGAAGCGTGAGATCAGCTCTGTGCGTGACTCGTTCAACAAGTTCTTGAGCGTCTCACAGGAGAATACGTCCGATGGATGGGTGCCGAATGGCAAGTATCCGCCGAGCGTGCGTTTCAAGCTGCCGGTTTACGATGGTAAGGTCTGTATGGATATCATCGACGACTCTAGCAACGATGTCGTCGTCGGGCATCCGGCGGATCTTCCGGACGCGTTCGGTAAGGGCTGTGCGTGCAAGATCATTGCCCAGGGCAGCATCTACGTCATCGGACAGGCGTTCGGTCTGACGTGGAAGCCGTGTTATGTGGAGGTCAGCAAGCGTCGCCGCCAGACGGCTCGCGACTTCTTCAAGGAGGATCAGGATGACGTGGAGGCCGCACCAGTTGTTGTTCCCGGCGGTGCACGTGCGGCGTTCGCGGACGACGATGATGATGACGACGACGACGCCGAGGAGGAGACTGCACAGGCCGGTGCGGGTGCAAGCACTGCAACCCCTCCCGTTGTAATCCCGGAGGTCGTTACGCCGCCGCCGGTCGTAGCAGCAGCAGCAGCAGCCCCGCGTCGCCGCAAGGTCGCGTAGGCCTTCGTATCGGACGGCGGGACGTAGATGGTCCCGTCTTCATCTAGAAAAATAACAGAAAAAACACTTTTTTCGTCTCGCTCGATGGGGACACAGCCGGGGTGCCTGCACACGGATGCACACCGCATGCAGATCGCCGGTGCTGCCGCAATTCCGGCATTGATGCAATCCTCCACCGTCGCCAAGGTGAGCTGCGTTCGGGCCCGAAGTTCCGGAATCGTCGTCCATCCGTACCGAATGCATTCTTCGTACGCTTTTTGCGGAAGAATATTCCATACGGTCTCGTCGTATACCTTCCAATCTTCTTGGAATAGCGTCGAATATACGTTATTGCGAAACCAGTAACACTTGTGCGTATCACCTCGGTGCTCTACGAGCCCGACCCGCACGTCGTTCTCGTAGAGCCAGTACACCTCTTTACCGTCCGTTGAAAGTTCCGTATCCAGATTTCCACGAAACACGGTTCGGCCGTCGTAATCGTATTCTTCAATATCGGTGTTCAGGTCGAAATCTGCGATCCCTTCGAGGACAGGATAGATCCTCACACCGTCGTCCGCTAGCATTACTACTTGTGCTTCGTTTTTCGGGTGTTCTTTTTACGCTGATTGCGCTGCTTCCCCTGTTTGCGAATATTCTTCCTCGTCGGGGCACGACACCGCACCATTGTGTACCCCTCCTGGTCACACTTGTGCGTCTTGAAGGTCTCGGGCGTTATATCTTCGGCAAAGCACTCGGCGGGCGCAGACTCGTACGCAGAAAAGCCCTTCTTCTGGAGCACCATGACCATGTCTTGTACGTACTTGAACTCGTCTTTTGTCCATACGTCGGGTACGGACGACGGAAAGGCCTTGCCTGCCAATGCCACCTTTGCCTTGAACTCCTTCGTGTCGGGAATAGGGGAGTCCGCACAACCTCGGCGGAACTGAAACCCAAACTTGGTGTAGAGCCCTATCACGTGCGGCAGGGCATGCAGGTGGATGTGCGACGCTTTTTTTGAAGAAGACCACTTAATGAAGAATTTCAGAAGTTCTGCCCCGTTTTGCGTGGCGCAAATCAGGTCGAGAAAGTAGCCCATGCCTTCAGGTCTCGCAAAGATGAAGCCGTACGGGTGTATCTCGCCATCTACGTCACCTCTATAAATTACAAAAAAGTGCGTGTTTTCTAGAAGGCTGCGCCGCATAAACTCTGCTCCGATCTGATCCTTGCAGGGGTTACCCGGGATGCCCTTTATGAGGCTCGACAGTTCTCCGTCGGTTATTTCGAGCGTTTTCAGCACTGTCTGGCCACGGACGGTCACGCATTTTACGACAAGCTTCTCCTCACGCACGACGACCATCATCTTGAGGGCATCGTCGAGTTCGGAGTCGGTGATATGGAACGGTGCAGGCGGTGCCGCAAACTGACTGGCGGTGTTTTTGGGTGCGGGGGTGGCCTTCGGAGATCGCAAGGCAGCTCCCATATCTTTCAGAAAGTTGGCGATATCGTACTGCTTTTCCCGTTCTGCATAGTCACGAGGCATCCCGAAAAAATCGTTCTCTTCATTTTGGATGCCGGGGTGCGTTTCGACAATGTACTTGACGATATCGAGACGACCGAGCTTGATGGCGTGCGTGAATGCAGTGTGGCCGTCTCGTGGTCGCTCTTGGTACCACTCGGTGAATTTGGAACTCCACTTCTTGTCCTCTGCTATAAAGTCTTCGAGGGTTCCGGACTCTTTGTCTATAAGGGCGGCAACCTGCCACGCCAAACTCATTACTTAAATGTTACCATAATTTTCACATCGTGCTTCTTGATAGATTTGGTGGCGGAGTGAGACAGCTCGTGCCGCTTCTTTCGGGCCCCGGCTGTTTTCGACGTCCCTCCCGTCATACGCGTCTCCATATCCACATGGATATCATTCATATGGTCCTTCATATAGTCCAGAATATCGTCCTCGATTGCCCACGCAAAGAAATTGAGTTGCCCTACAGTTGTCGAAATGCCATGGAAATCAATCCGCTCATGTCGACAAAAGGGGTCAAACATACGCTTGCTGTACGCCTTCAAGTGAGACTTGTAGGCGAGATATACGATCACGTGCTTGTCGGCTTTCGACATGAACGAAACGTTGTTTTTCTTTGCATAATTCGTCACAAACCAGTCAAGAACACGAAGAGACACTTTTCCATTCAGAGTATCGCGAAGAACTTCGATACGAGTCGGGGTGTAAAACGACTCGAGTCGATGAATCACCCACTGTTCTTGAGTTGCCACGATTGTCGTGTCACTGTCGCCCATTATGTAAATCCTTCTAGAATACTCTGTAAATCGGATAAGGTAACTGTTTATAGAGCTGAACTACAATGGAAGACTTGTTTGCACTGCCGATTACCCAGACGAAGCATCTGTACCGAAAGATAAAAAACATCGCCCTTCGAAATGGTGTATCCTACCTGGACCTGAAGCGGAAAATACTCAATGCACTTGATACGACTGCACTCGGGGAAGTATGGACTCGGAGACGGCGAATCGCCAACGTACTGCGGCTCTACGGCAAGGCCGACCAGCGAAGCGACGCGTGGCTCCAGAAGAGGGGCGAGATGATTACCGCATCGGAAGTTACCAAGGCGTTCGCGAACGCAAGCCCTTCAGCTCGCAAGGAGCTGCTATTACGCAAGGTGAGCCCCGCGGCGACATCACAAGGTCCCGCGATGACGGCGTGCTTGTGGGGTACGCAATTCGAACCCATCGCCAAAAAGATTTACGAGAGTATCCAGGGTGCAGAGGTAATCGATACGACCTGCGTCGTGCACCCCCAGTACTCGTTTCTAGGGGCGTCCCCTGACGGGATTGTTCTCGCAAAAAACCCGATGGATCTCGAGTGGGGCAAGCTCGTGGAGTTCAAATGCCCGATCAGCAGAGCGTTCACGCAGAGTTCGGCCATTCCCGACGCATACTATCACCAAATGCAGATGCAGATGGAGTGTACGGGAATTCATTCGTGCGATTATGTGGAGATGCAGTTCAAGACGGGGACGCAGACGGCCTGGCGTACCTCCAATTCTCCCTATAAAGGCGTTCTGGCCGTCTACGACAACGGGAAAATCGTGTATATGCCCGAAGGCGAAACACCCAACGACTGGAAAAAGACGCTCACCGAAGATGACGTGCGGGTCGTATTCTGGACTCTGGAAAATATACGAATAGAGAGCGTTCCGAAGGACGTAGACTGGTTGAGCAAGTACCTCCCGGACTTAGAAGCTTTCTGGACGATCGTCGAGGAGTGCCGGGCGGACCCGTCTAAAATGGTGCAGTATGTGACGCCCACTGCCCCACCCGATGCCCCGTCGGCTCCCCCCGCGGAGCCGTTGCCGTCGTCGGTGCCGGTTGGTGGTTCGTTATCTGTGCGTAGGATGACTCTGAATCTCGATGAGTGTTAGTGCGGTCCAAAAACTCGGGAACTCCGAAGAACTCCTTTTTTCCCGCGAGGAGGACACCGGCTATGATGAGAACCGCAATTGCCAGGGCTAGCCAGTTCATTATACATACAATGGCGAACAAAAACGGATGAAATCTTGACGTCACTGTATAACAGTACAAGAGATGTCGAAACTCATTGAAATGCTCCAGCAGCGAGGCATTGATACGTCCGTATCGGAGCCTATAGATGCTTCGCCGCTGCCCGCCGACGTTGTAAAGTACGGAGGAAGCACCGTCGTCTTTTCCGTGAACCGCCAACGCATCAATGAGAAGGATGTCTCTGCGTACAAGGCGTTTGTTCAGAAGAGCGGGGGCACGACGGGCATTCTCGTCGTCGCCATTCCACCGTCCGAAACGGTTCTGGGTGCGATAAGTTCTATGAGCGACGTCCTCCAGATATTCCATACGGCCCAGCTCGAGTACAACCCTACGCAGCACCGCAAGGTTCCAAAGCACCGGATTTTGACGGCGGATGAGGTGCCCAAATACCTCGAGAAGTACAATAACGTTATGGACGATATTGTGGCAAAGATGCAGAAGGATCATATTCGACTGAGTGCAGACCAACCGGCACTGCAGCAGATCGCGATGGTCCACAAGGATTACCTGCCCGTACCGCACATCTCTTCGCAGGACGCCATTGCCCGCTGGATCGGAGCTCGACCCGGCGACGTCGTGGAGATCCTCCGGAACAGCGAGACCGCCGGCGGAACCCCCTACTACCGAATTTGTGTCGCAAATGTATAATGAGTGTCGACGACACGTTCAACAAATTGCTGGACGAATACAAATCCAATTACGTTCAGTTTGTCACCACCGGAAGTCCAGAGTACCAGAAGGCATACACCATCGCTCGTGATGCAGTTCAGTCTATGATTTCCGAGAAACAGTCTGGAGTCGAACAGGAGCGGAAGGCTATGAAGCACTATGCAGGGTCGTACGGGGCCGACAATGCTTCGCTGAGTGCTTTGCACGACAAGGCCGACGGAATGCAGAAGAACGCTCAGGCAATTCAGGACAAGTACGAGACATCGAAGAAACGGTACGATACGTGGGTAAAAAACGGGCAGCCGGGAGCTAGGATTGATTATACGAACGGGTATGGCTTCCTGTGGAGGGTCGGGGCTCTGATGGTGTTGCTCGTGCTTGTTTTTTGCATTGGCTTCTACAACCCGGGACTCGTAAGCAGTTCTGTGATTACTGGGAGTTCAACGGTTTCTTTACCAGTGTCTGCCCCCGGAACGCCGGGGACTTTTATTAGCATACAGAGCCCGCAGTGGGGGACACCTAGACGTTGACATCTGGAA